AGCATCTTTAGTTCTGATATGGCTATCGGCAGGTATGTTGCACAAAGGGCGGGAATCGGTATCAACGCAGGCAGAATCCGTGGCGTCAACAGTAAAATCAGAGGTGGAGAAGTTCAACACACAGGTGTTGTTCCTTTCCTTAAAAAGTTTGAATCTACTGTCCGGTGTTGTACACAAAATGGAATACGAGGTGGCTCAGCAACTGTCCACTTCCCAATCTGGCACCAAGAAATCGAAGACATCATCGTCCTGAAGAATAACAAAGGAACTGAAGATAATCGTGTCAGAAAACTTGATTACTCAATTCAGATTTCAAAACTTTTCTACGAACGTTTTATCCAGAATAGAGAGATTAGCCTCTTCTCACCGCATGACGTACCAGGTCTCAATGATGCTTTTGGTACTGATTTATTTGACGATCTCTATGTACGTTATGAATCAGATGAGTTTACTCCAAGAAAAACTATTGGAGCACAAGAACTTTTTCTAAACATCTTGAAAGAAAGAGCAGAAACTGGTAGACTGTATATCATGAATATTGATCACTGCAATAGTCATTCATCTTTCCATGATAAAGTTGAGATGAGTAATTTGTGTCAGGAGATCACTCTTCCAACTAAACCACTGAACCACATTGACGATGAATCTGGAGAAATTGCTCTCTGTATCCTTTCTGCTATTAATATTGGTAAAATTAGGGGCAATGAGGATCTTGAAAGCCTCTGTGATCTTGCTGTTAGGGGTCTTGATGAACTTATTGATTTTCAAGGATACCCCATCAGAGCAGCAGAAATTGCCACAAAGGCAAGGAGATCCCTTGGTATCGGTTACATTGGACTAGCACATTATCTTGCCAAGAATGGATTGTCTTATGACAATCCTGAGGCATGGAAACTGGTTCATGATCTTACAGAAGCATTCCAATATTATCTTATTCGTGCTACAATAGATCTTGCCAAAGAAAAAGGTGCCTGTGAATACAGTCATAGAACAAAGTATGGAAGTGGAATTCTTCCCATTGATACATATAAGAGTGATGTAGATGAAATAGTCCCGAATGAGCTTAACTATGATTGGGAGAGTCTTCGGAACGACATCATTCAATATGGAGTACGGAACTCAACACTGTCGGCACAAATGCCTTCAGAGAGCAGTTCTGTTGTGTCAAATGCCACAAATGGAATCGAACCACCTAGAGCGTACTTGTCCACTAAAAAGAGTAAAAAGGGAACCCTTAAACAAGTTGTTCCACAATACACAACTCTTAAAAACAATTATACGCTTCTTTGGGATATGGAGTCCAATAATGGTTATATTAATATTGTTGCTGTGATGCAAAAATTCTTTGATCAGGCAATTTCTGGCAACTGGAGTTATAATCCACAACAATATGAAAATAATGAAGTTCCTGTTTCTGTGATGGCACAGGACTTACTTAAAACCTATAAGTATGGATGGAAGACTTCTTACTATCAAAATACATATGATAATAAAAATGATGAACTTGAAGAACAAAAATCCGAATTAGAAAGTTTAATCAATCAATTAGAAACCGCCGAGGAGGAAGACTGTGAGTCTTGTAAAATTTAAATCAGATTCTGTGGACAACAAAAATACAACGGTCACTCAAATGACCGTTTTTAATCCTGAACAAGTTGATAGAAAAACACAACCAATGTTCTTTGGAAAACCTCTGGGTGTTCAGAGGTATGACTCTTATAAGTATCCGGTTTTTGATAAACTGACTACTCAACAACTTGGATACTTCTGGAGACCAGAAGAAGTCTCATTGCAAAAAGATCGTGCAGATTATCAGACATTACGTCCAGAACAAAAACATATTTTTACCAGCAATCTTAAGTATCAGATCATGCTGGATTCTGTACAAGGGCGTGGTCCTGGGATGGCTTTTATCCCTTACTGTTCATTACCTGAACTAGAAGCATGTATGGAAGTGTGGGGATTTATGGAGATGATCCATAGTCGTTCATACACATATCTGATTAAAAATGTTTATGCAGATCCTTCAGAAGTATTTGATACTATTTTAACAGACGATAGAATTCTTGAACGTGCCACCAGTGTAACTGAGGCATATGATGATTTTATCAATTCGGCACATCATTATGATAGCACCAGTGATTGGCAGTACGCTTTACAGGAAGTACCCTATGCAGTCGATTCAAGATATGAACTCAAACGTAAACTCTATAGAGCAGTTGCAAACGTTAATATTCTTGAAGGTATTCGCTTTTATGTCAGTTTCGCTTGTAGTTTTGCGTTTGGCGAACTCAAACTTATGGAAGGAAGTGCAAAAATCATCTCTTTGATTGCAAGAGATGAAAATCAGCACCTGGTAATTACTCAGAATATTCTAAATAAGTGGAGAAACGGTGACGATCCAGATATGCAAAAGATTGCCAAGGAAGAAGAACCTTGGTTAATTCGCGCATTTGAAAATGCAGTAAATCAAGAAAAACTTTGGGCAGAATATTTGTTTAAAGATGGTTCTATGATTGGTTTAAATGATAAACTACTGCAGCAATATGTTGAATGGATTGCCAACCGTCGAATGAAGACAATTGGATTAAAACCGATCTATGACATTGCCGCAAAAAACAATCCACTTCCTTGGACAGAGCACTGGATATCTTCAAAAGGTCTTCAAGTTGCTCCGCAAGAAACCGAAGTCGAATCTTATATCGTCGGAGGAATCAAGCAAGATGTCAAAGGAGACACCTTCGCAGGATTTAGTTTATGATAGTATAAGAGCATATAAAGAAGCAGCACTATCTGATTCACATATGTTTGGTGAATATGATGGATATCAAGCATACAAGGGGGACGAGTAGTCCCTCTTTTTTTATAAATATCCATATATGGATACAGAATAAGAAAAATGTCCTTGTCTCAAAAACAATTTGCCGACTTCAGAAAAGTTTGTGAAGAATTTAATGAAGTAGAAGAAATTATCGAAGAAGAACTCGTTCATGAAATTTGTGATGAACTGATTGAAGAACTTATTGAAGAAGGATACTCCGAAGAAGAAGCAATTGAAGTTGTCGATGAGGCAACTGATCTTTATATTGATGAGACACTTTGTGAAGTAAGTGACTCATATTACGACAGTGCTGTTAGAGCATCGAAGAAATCTGCAAGTGGTATTGACAAGGCAGCAAGACAGAAGAGAAGAGCAGGTCAGGTTAGATATGCTAAGAGAAAGGCAGGGGATGCTCTCAAAGGTGCTGTCGGTGCTGTTAAAGGTGCTGTTGATAGTGTTAAGAAGAAAGCATCAGCTGCTAAAGCAGGTGTTCAGATTGCAGGATCAATTGCTAAAGATGAGGCAAGGAGAGCAGGACGTAAAGCAGCATTATCTGTTAGTAAAGCACCAGAAAAGGCAAAGGCAGCAGCATCTGATGCTAAGAAAAAAGCAAAGAGTGGGATCAAAGGATTTATTAAACGTCAGGCACAGAAGGTTGTCAATCGTATGAGTGAAGAGATTGAAGCACTTAAGGCAACCGGTCTCTTTACTGCGAAGGAGATTAAAGCAATTGTAGAATCAGAGAATGTTTATGAAGCAATCACCAGTGAAAAGGGTAAAGCAAAAATGAAATCTATGATTGATGCTCGCACCACTGATTCTGGTAGAGCAAAGTCAGGTAAAGGTCAAAACGTTAAAGACATTAAGCACATTGGTCGTGCTAATGTTGATGGTTATGGTGGAACACCTCCCAATCTAAAGGTTGCTAAGAATCCAGTAAAATCTAACTTTACTGGTCTCAATAGTGGAACCGGCAACAAAGCAAAAAGAAGAGCAGACGCCTTAACAAAGAATGAAGAACTTAAGGCAACTGGTAAGTTCTCTGATAAGGAGATTGAAGCAATCATGGAAGCAGACTCACTTGCAGCAATGCAAGCAAGAAGAGAAAAGCGTCTTGCCGCACAAAGAAAGCGTGAAGGCACTACTGCAACTGGAAGGGACTTTGGTCACGACTATTCCCTAACTCCTGCTCAACAAAAAACAAGAAGAGATGCTGAGTTTAAAGCAGGAATCGGAACTAAGAAAGAAGAAGTTGAGGTTGATGAAGCAATGAGTTCTTATGATCGCAACCGTAAGAGAGCAGCACAGAGAGCAGCAGATAGAAATGCCGCCAGAGCTGCCGGAAAGACCGGTGTAGTTCCTGGAGTCGGTTATGTGTCTCCTAGAAAAGAAAGAGAAACATACGTTGATTCTGCGGGCACTACCCGTCATAAGTCTGGTGCAAAGATGCCAAAGGACTGATATAAAATTGACATAATTCTTTGAGAGGGCTTGACACCCTCTCTTTTTTTGTTTAGAATATCTTTGCTAAGGTTGATGGATATATAGTAAGCGCTTAAACAACATGAATGAATTCATATGAAAATCCTTGGACTTACATGGAACGAACTTTTGATAGTAGTGATGTTGGGGATTACTTTGGTTTTGTTTACTGTATTACCAATCTCATCAATGGACGACAATACATTGGGAGAAAGTATTTTTGGTCGTTCAGAACACCACCAGGAAAGAAACGAAAAGTAAAACAAGAATCTGATTGGAAAAAATATTATGGATCTTGTCCTGAATTAAAAGAAGATATAAAAAAGATTAACAATAAAATATTTTTTAAGAGAGAAATTCTTTCTCTACATAAATCCAAAGGTGATTGTAATTTTGAAGAGACAAAACAATTATTTTTAAATAATGTCTTATCTGAGTCTCTTGACAACGGAACTCCTGCATATTATAATAGTAACATTCTCGGACGCTATATGCGGAAAGATTATGGTAACTTTGGAAAAAACTCTGGAGATAGCTCATGAATGGGCAGTTGACAGAATGCACACTCTTTGTGATATGGAATCAAATGATGTGCTAGAATCAGTAGAGAATGCATATGCAATTCAAACAGAGTTTGCCGAATGGTTAGACCCTACTATTAAAGATCATGAAATTTACTCACTCGAATATCTTGGAGACGATGATTAAAACGTTTATTGGACTTGGAATTGTTTCAGCTACAATTTCTTCTCAAATTTCTGAACAACTAT